ATCTTCCATTTCCTTAAATACATTAATCATTTCTTCTTTTTCTAATCCATTAGGCTGTAAAAGACGAATAACTTTTTCTTCTGTGTATATTTGCTGAATCATAGGTATAGCAACTTTAGCACATTGATTTAAAAATTTCTCTATATCATCTCTTCTTGATTTAATTCTACGCTGACCAAATTCATCTACTACTAATGTTCCTCTATATGTTGATGGTGCACTTTTACCACTACCCTGCATAAGTTCAAAAATACCAAAGCCATATTCTAAATCATATTTAGCATCAGCTTCATTCTTATACAGCTCGTTTGGTAATGGGACTGGGCCAGCAACAATCGGTGCACCTAGCTCAGCATCAAACTCAATAACACTAGTACCAGCTTTACTCCATTCTTGTTCTATCTGATTAAGATCAGCAGATCCTCTTGGAATTAATAACTTGACATTAGTACTTGTACTAGCATGAGCTATAATCAATGAACGTATTTTGTTAATATATTCCTGTAAAGGTCTATATAACCTTACATCAGACTCTGGATATGGATTACGATGATGTACGTTCATCAAAGGAATAATAGGATAATCTTCTGAAGGTAACATTCTTTTATATAATAAATGATCTCCAACACTAACAACTAACTCAATACATGCTTTTTGTATAGAGTTTGCATTTATTTGTTGCATACCAATTAATTCTTCTACTGAAACAGGTATCAATGTAGTTGTACTACCTGGGATAGCATCTTCATCTTCTCTACCATTTACTCTTTGTGGAGGTTTAGGTACAGGCATACCATTTGGTCCTATCTCTGGATCTGGCAATTCAAAATGAAACACACCGCCTGTTTCCATAAGTATATCATAAAGCTGTGATACTGACTCATCTTCAAATACAATTACCTCTTCTCCTGTAATTTTTCTTACTTTAATATAACTTTTAGTTAAATATTTACTATATTCTTCTGGAGTAAATAAAAACTCTCTCTGAGAAAAAGGTTCATAAATATTATAATAAGGCATTACTGTTTTTGTGTAACGTTCTGTATACTTTCTTTTATTGTGTATCGTAGTATCATCGTCACCAAAAAACATCTGCCCTTCTGTTGCTGCTAAATTTGTTACTGGATAATCATCTTCATTGTCTGGTTCTGGGTTTGCTTGTTCTATAATATCCATATATTCAGGATACACTAACTCTGCATACTCGTCTGTCATATACTTACACACTAAAATATGTGCAGCATCTCTAGCATACATATCTTTTGAGTTTGGATCAATAAAGACATCTAAAGGATTTAGTGACTTCAAACAAACTTCACCCTTACCTAGGTCAGCTTGAGGATCTTGGAATACCTGCATAACTCCCATACCACCAACATAGTAATCGTCTATAATTCTTTTTAATTCTTCATCACCACTTGATGTTTGCCATATGTATTGAAATAAATCAGAAAATACTTTTGCAGTATCTCTATCTGAATCTTCTCTAGCTGTTGCTCTAAATTGTGGTGAGTTGTAAGTAAGTAAAGATTTAGCTGTTTCTACGATAGGATGAATACGATTGACTACGATTGGTGCTTGACCACGAGACTCTAATACTTCTTGTTCTTCATTAGTCCATTGAGCTCCAGCTCTAAACTCTACTGATTCTTGAAATTTTTGTGCCCAGAGTTCTCTTGAACTCTTATATTCTGTAAATAATTCTCTTGTTAGTTCTACTTCTTCAGGTATAGTATACGCATCTATTCTACCATCTTCAAATCCAAAAACAGTTTTATTGTCTTTCTTGTTCTGTCTTCTTGTCTTTGATGTCTTGTTTTGTATTGTCTTCGGCAACTTTTACCTCAATGTATCCTTCTGGAATTTTTACTTGCAAGTTTGATAAAATATCCTTAATATCTAACTTATATTTATCTTTGTCGTAATCCATTTAAGTTTTATCGATAATATAATACAAAGTGTATTAACTTGTCAAGTCTTTTTTACAAAGTTTTCCAACTTTTTCTAGGGGCTAATAAATACGAATCTTCTTCAGTATAAACACTTTCAGCTGTATGTGCAGGTTTATAACAATTTTTATTAGCATAATAGAACCCATCTAGCAAATCATCATGCTTACCCCTAGGATATAAAGTCAATTCATCTACAAGTGCTTGCATTTCTTTTTTAATAAACACTTTTTTGTTCGCAAATATAGGTTGTAGGCTTTCTAGTCTATATGATTTTCTAGTTCTAGGATTCTCTTTTATCTCTAGCCCAGGTATAAACATACCCATTTCCTCAGCTTTTTCTTTAATATATTGACGTAACATCTCCTGATAACCTACAGATTCTATCCTAGTCTTAGAACTTTTGTAAATTTTAAAATTATGTATGATAGCATCTGCTAAATCTAGAGGAGTCGCCCTCTTTCTGAAATACGGGAGTACCCAACGATTATTATCACTATCAATAGCAATATTGAATATAACACTATAGTCTGCTCCTTTCTTAGTACTAGATGCGGGATCGACACCAGTAAACACGTTTACAGGTCTAATCTCATCTACTTTCTCACCATTTATGTTCGTAAGTATGAGATTCGACAATCCCTGTTCATCTTGTTCTATGTATCCGTCATAATATGAAATATCTTCTGCACGAAACAAATTATCTTCATCTCCTACAATTTGACATAGGTATTCTCTATAAAACACAGATAATCTGTTAATACTGTCTAATTCTTCTTTCTTTTGCTTTAATTTATCTATAGGCCATACTTCAGGCCATAGGGCAGTACCAGACTCTAGATCTGGACTAAACTGTAGATTCTTCCAACCTTTCATATCTTTTAACGTCTCAACCATACACCGTTCATGCTGCGGAGTCCCAATAACACAAATTCTACCACGTAACGGGTCAAGGGATGGAACACCAGATTGCAGAAGCCAACGTAAGTTATATTCCATAGCTTCTGAAGTTTTTGTATTAACTTCGTCTTCTGGATCATCCAGTATAAGTAAAGTTGGTCTTTGATTCCCATGTTTGATTCCCCTAATTTGCTGCCCTGTTCCTTTGCATATAATAATACTTCCATCTTTTAGTTCTATCTCTGTATTTGTCCACTTCCTTGCCGAGTTCTGTCCCCAGTATCCAAAAAAGTATCTAAACTCTTGAGAGTAGTCTAATACATCTTTTATAGTACCCATCAACTTTGTAGCATGAGATTGCGTTCTAGATACAAGAACAATTACTTTTATTCCTTTATCCATCATCAAATGCCATAAAGGATATACCCCTGCAACTATAGAAGACTTAGCATGTCCACGTGGTGCTATAATATTAATCTGTTTATGTTCACTCTTTAATTGTTCTACAATATCGTAATGAAACCCTGGCGAGTTTTCACTAAACATATTAGGCATCACCATTCTTCCGAAAAGCAACATATCCTGCTGCATTTCTAATAATATCTTTTTTTTATCCATTAGTCTACTATTGTTATAACAAGTTTAAAATCTTCTGATACCTGTGTAAGCACAGCTAAGAACTCTATCATATTTTCTTTCTTGCCTTTAATCTTGATTGTTTTCTTCATCTAATAATCTCGTTTGGGTTGCCTTTAACTTTTTAGTTTGTTTTTCATAAGTGTCAGCAATCTGATGAGACATGTCCATCTCCAAAGATTCTGTTACTTGTTTATTCTTAGGTTTCATATCTAGAAACTCAGATAATTCTTTAGCAGCACGTATCATATTAGCTGCATCTTCTTTTACCTTTGCTACACTGATAGCATCTTTTATAGTATCTAAAACAAATCCTTCATCTATTTCTTTGTCTATAAGTATTTCTTTCAACTTATCTGTCATAATCTTTTTAACCTCTTTGGTTTTAAACAATTTACGCACTGCAACAGCTGGATTCTTCTGATCTGGCCTATATATCTTGCCAATCTTCTCAAAATCTGGCCTTTGACCCGATGTTTTGTAGGCTAGAAACGCATCTATTGCTAATTCTGCTCTATCTTTAGTAGATTCTAGCTCTGCATAACTCTTTGTAGACACATTACTGTAGTTTTTACTATGATAATGCGGTTCAAACTCTAGTTTGGCAGTTTTTTTAGC